TTAGCAGGCTATCATATCAGAATTATCTTTGTGTTTTTCGACAACTTTCTTAACACTAGATTCGTGCCAAAATACCTCTTTGTCACTTACCTTGATAGGTTGAGGAATTTCACCATTCTTAATCATGCGATAGAATTTAGTGCGGCCAATAGACATTAGCATCATAAACTCTTTAGCACGTACACGACGATCAATTTCCATTTACCCCTCCTTACTTTCCGCTTTAACAAAATCTGTACCTTCTGGATCTACTCCAAGATCAACACAAAGCTGATATCCATGTGAGGCACCTGTACAAGCCATATACATGGCATGGTGCCAATTGAGTTGTTTTTTCTTTGTCTTGCTCGAACGCAAAGCCCAGTAAATTCTCTCTTTTAGGTATTCTTCACTCATCCCTCAGCTCCCGATTCAACATCCAACAACATGCTGCCTTCCTCTGGATATTCGGTCATCCAAAAGTAATAGCCTTTGCCACTGTGCCCATCTTCAAAAAATTTAATAGTTAGTTCAGTTTCAAGTTGATCTAAATCATTTTCACCATCTGGATTTACAAATTCGAGAAGGCTTTTTAATTGGTGACCATTAAGAGTTATGCTCATTGTTCAGCTCCCGATTCGCTTGCTTCTAAAAACTTCAAGTTTTCTGCAACTGCATTTTCAGCTTCGGCTTTTGAAGCGAATTGAAGAATTTCAAAGTTATCTTCATCTTTATAGATATTTGCAAAATATACTTTTGTTGACTCAGTACGTTGCCATTTTTGCAACTCAAGCACTTCTCCCTTATCTATTTCAATGTCATATTCGAAAGGGCAATCAACTACATAATCTGAGCCTTCCAAATAATATGTATCTGTAAGCTTTTGTTGAGTATCTGGCACCGCCTGAGCTTTGGCTTTTTCTAGCTCTGCTCTAAGTCTGTCAATTTCACATGCTGCATGGTGACAAGTAACACGTAATTCATCTTCGTTATATTCATCTGCATGCATCATCATTAAATGACTGATTTCGGTGCCAAATTGACTATCACCATCGAACACCCAAACAAAACCATCATCTTGTTCAAAGCGTAAATTAACTTCTCGTTCCTTATTCAAATCTGTCATGCTGCTGCTCCTTAGCTCGGTCTTTTGCTGAATTTGTCAAACGTTGCCATGAACTGATCAACACTGAATTGAATTGTTTTTTTAGCATTGTGTGGTTCGAACTGAGCTGCATATAAAGCCATACCAAGCCACATTACTGAGAATGTAAAAACCTTTGCCGAGTCCTTGTCTTGGCTATTCATTTCATCAACCATAGGGCCAATAATTTTCTTAAAGATCTCTTCTGCGATTTGGTCAGAAGTTCCGCTGATAGTGTTTAATTCGATTTGTTTCATGCTGCCACCTTCGCTTTAATGCGCTCTTGATATAACTTTGAGTAGTACTCTTGAGCATGTGGAATTTTATCTTTGATCTTTTGGATCATTGCTTCGTCACGTTTGTAGGTGACAGTTGTTAAGCGTTCTCTAAGGTCGATACGTTCAACTAAATCAATTAGCTGATCTCGGTCATCCCAATCTTTTGTAAGTTCAATTGGGCAAGGGAGTAGCCAGAAATCAACCTCTGCTATTTCACAGTCGTAAAGCCACATGTAGCCTTGCATCTGCCAGTCATAACCAGCTTTCTTTGCCTTTTCTTCCGCTTCATCTTTAAAGAATGGGTGAGTGCCAATATCCCAAGTGCATTTAGTGTCGATGATCAATTTATTATTCAAATCAAGAACATCACATTCACCAGTGATCAGTTCATTTTCCAAACGACCTTCATGTTTTAGGTATTGACGAAAGCGAACCTTGCCAGACAGGCTAATTGCAATTTCTTCAAGTGCATTACCTTTAGCTGTGTACTGATTGCCTTTGAAAGACTTGAATGTGGTCAAATCTTCTTTAACAATTGATCTGATTTCTGACTTTGCTGTATCAGACAAAGTCTTATTTTTTAATTGCTCAATCGTTGCATTCTCAACGTCAGAGCGTTTCTTTTTCTTGATTAAAGCTTCAATTTCTTCATTTCTAAACTCTTGGGCAATGCTTTGAGCATCACCCATTAACTTATGAAGACTAGAGCATCGGAATAGTTTCATTACACCACCTCGACAACTTGATTCTGTGTAAAGTGGTTCAATTGCTCGTCTGTCAGTTCCCAGCCTTTAATTAAATCAGCTACTGTTAATTCGCCTTTTTGAATAGAGGCTAGTGCTCGCTGAAATTGCTTGTCATTTAGAGTCAATTTTTGTTCATGAGCATTTACAGTGAAGCCGTTGTTATCGCTACCTGTAGCAATATTTAAGATTGAACACAGGGTATAACGTTTACCATAAGTCACAGTTGAGCCTACAGATTGCACCGCATTTTTAGCACCTGACACATCAAGAGGGAGTATCAATTCATTCTGAATTGAGTGACCATCACGATGACGCAAAACACAATAAATCTTGATATGTGTTTGCATTTCTTGCTCATGACGGAAGCTAATTGAAAAGCCATGTTTAGAGAGAATAGGGCGAACTATCTCTACAATTTCATCTAGAGAAGCGTATTTGATTGCAAATTTTCCACCTGTTTTTGTTTGCACATCAGCAGTAGAGGATTTGGCAATAACAGGTATTTCATTAACCATCACACTGAATGACTGGTTGAATGAAATCTCAGCCTGTTTCGCCATGACACGCTCTTGCATATCAAGCATTTTCTCAATGATTGCCATGTCAGGATTTGAGCTAGATAAAACCTTTTCAACTAAATTAAAAAGCTGTCCTTCTTGAGTATGAGCTACTATCTGATTTTCTGTTTTAACTGGCGCATTCATAATCTTCTCCTAATTCTTTGGTGGTTTTGGCAGTGACATCCAGTGGGTTACGCCATTTGAAACTGAAAACTTATTGCTCCATAATTCAATTTCAATTTTTTGATGATCTCCCCAATCATGGAATGCAATTACATTTTCTGAATCTAATGGGGTTTTATCTTCAACACTAATCCACTCCATCACCCACCTCTCAACTCATTTCTAATTTCTGCTAATCTTTTTAACGTCTCACTTAAGTAGGCGATTTTTGTCTTAATAGAAAACTGATCACCTAGCTCTAATTGGATCTGCTCAGTACCGCGACCTACATAGCGAAGATGAATCCAATTGCCGCCATCAGTGATGACTGTATCTTTCTCACTAGAAAGTGGGAGCAGGGCATTTACAGAATCTTTAATAAGAGCTTGAAGTCTTGATACTTCGATAATTTCAGGATGTGCATTCATAACATTCACCATGGAGCGCTTAAATGCGCTCTCTAATTCCTGATTCGATAAGATCTTTAATCTCAACTACGTCCAAACGATCAACGTAAGCTAAGACCTCGCCATCTTCGTCATAAACGCGAATGTCTTTAATCTCGTTAATTTCAACTTCACGCCAAGCTTGATAGCCGTTGCCATCAATTGAGTACTGAGCATCAAAATCAACTTCTAAAGTGAACTTTTCATTTGCAGTTTGAAGTACTGCTTGTTCATTTTCAGGGTCGATTGATTCAACTTTGAAAGGAGCTGCAACCGTTACAGGTTCGTTATTAGCAGGGGTGAAGGCATAAGCAGCAGTTAGAGCACTAACTACTCCTACGAATCCCATGGATTTGACTATGTTGGCTTTTATGTTCATACTTATCTCCGCATTTGATGCAAACCGCCTAGACTCTGACCCCTATGGCGGTTTTTGTTTGTCGATGAGATAAATATAAGAAAACTTAGTTTTATTGTCAATAAGAAATCTTATTTTAATTTAAGAAATCTTACTTTTGTGTTTTAATAGACAAAAGAAAACCCACACGGGGTGGGTTGTATGGAGTTTGTTAAAATGAATGAAAATCAAAGAAAAGAATTGAAGTGCCTGTTATGGTTTACTGTTTTCTTTAATTTGCTCACCCTTATTTGTATGATCATTTTTTCCATTAAACACTTCTGAATAAAAATCAGAAATAGGCTTTAAGGATGTTAAAGTTGTTAATATCAGTGTAACTATCAACAAGATAAATGCTGGAACAGTTGTCCAGTGGTGTTTTGATGATTCCTTAATTTGCCTCATTAGCAGCTCATTGCTAATCAATTGAATAGTTGGCTCTCTTATAAAACCCTCATGGCTTTCGCCACTCAAAAGCTTTACTAATTCCTCATCAGTTAGCGCTTTTATTTGATCATAGGAAAGGTCAAGCATATTTAGATCGGGCATTTCTAAAACTTTTGTTTTCATTGCATCTGCCTGATCCATAGATTGAATATTTTTATCAAAAACTTGATTGTAAGAATTATTTCCACCACTAGACATACTTTTTACAGCTTCTAGTGTCAATCTACCAATTTGTTTAGGTTTAACTTTGTCACTCATCTTCACCCCTTCCTAAAACATTGTAATAACTGTGTCGGGTTCACAGTTTATTAATCTTTTGTGTTATTAATTTTCTGACCTAGCTTTCCTTCTTTTACCAACTGCACGACCTGCTCATTAGTAAGCACAGGAATAAAGACTTTGTCGCCAATATCTTTGGAAAGAATCTTCACTTCTTCGGCTGTTAGCACCAAAGCTTCACCATGTTTCGCAGCATCATTGATGCGAGCAATAATCTGATTGATTGGTAGTTTTGAATTGTCCATAAGTCTTCCTGTGATTAATGCGAATAAGGATGTTCTTGTCTGTGCTGACTTGGCGGCACGATATCTGTAATAGCGGTAATACTTTCAACCTCGTCCATTTCAAAGAAAAATCGCTCCCCACCATTCACAGAAAGCAAACTTAAAACCCCACCATTGATGCCGACAAATTCTTTAATTGTGCATCTTCCATCCTTCAAGCACACCTGAACAAACTCATTCGGCACAAGATCTGCATCAGGGTCGCATACAACATACCAGCCATTACGAATTGCTGGAAACATGGAGTCGCCAGTGCCTTTAATGCCATAAGCTCTTGGACCCGCTGTATGAGTTGGAACATAGCCATCACCCGCATTTCCGTCATACCCCATATCAGTGAAGTACCCATCCATTCCCATCTTTGAATAAGCTTTGACGGGAACGTATCTTTTTTGAATAGGGAATGGTTTATCTGATGTTTGAACAAACTTAACAGCTTCTTCACTATCTGGAATATTGTACTTCTGCTTAAAGGCTTCAATATCAAGAACATTTAATTGAACAGCATTGTTGTCCAATTGGGGGCCGCTTTCATCACCATTTGTTATATACGAAGTGGACACACCAAAATAAGCGGCCATTTTACTTAAAGGATCAGCTTTAGGTGCATATGCATCTTTCTCCCAACCAGTGACATTAGGCGCACTAACCCCGACGATTTTTGCCAAATCGCCTTGAGTTAATTTCTTTTCTCTTCGTAAGGCGCGAATACGCTGGCCCATAGTTTCTAGTTTCTTCATATAAGTTATCTTACATCTTGCAAAAATAAGTTATCTTTGTTTTAATACTAAGAAATCTTATTTTTGAGGTTGAGCAAATGACCAAACAGGAAGCTTACAAGTTGCTTGGTGTGAATGGTGTTGGCTTAGCAAAGTTATTAGGGATAGAGCCTCCTGCTGTATACCAGTGGCCAAATGAAAAAATCCCTTTAGCTCGCGAATACCAAATCAGAGACTTAGCAAGTGGCAAAGAGCCAATTAAACGAACTAATGCAACCGCTTAGGAACTAAACCATGAGCAAATTATCAGTTGAATTAAACGCAAGAGCCAGAAATACACATACGCTCATTTTGCATTCACTTGGAAGTGTTGTGAATTCTGCTCTCGGAGAGGAAATCGGATTTGATGGCCCTTGGATATCTAAGTTTAAAAATGACAAGAAAAGCAATGGCTTAACAGATCTTGAGACTATTTGTGTTTTATTGGACAAGCTTGGTCTAAAGATAATTCCTGAACAATATCAATGCTATGACAAGCAATTAATTGATTCGATCTTTTTCTTGGCGCGCCTTTCTATGAATCGTGCTTCGGAAATTAATGACTTCCAACACACGGCTATAGCGCCACGTTTAGAAGAATTCGGATATTAAAAAACCGCTTCCTGCGCGAACAGGTTTGCGGTCGTATTCATCAATCAGGAACTAATGAATGAAGACAAATTTAGCACATAAGCAGGAGGAGGACAACGTTATTACGTTGCACCCATCTACTGCTAAGAAAAAAGAGCGACAAGCCATGTCAGATAAATTCGACAAAGGCTACGTTATGTCTAGTCGGCTTTATCGGAATGAAGTTAAGCCATTTCTTGGTGATGCTGCTCGTAACGTCTATGCCGAGCTAGAGGAATACATTAGTGGATTCAACAAAGAGTCTGACTTTGTTAGCTACTCACAACTACAAGGCAGAAAAATTGAAGGCCTAGAAGAGCATGTTCGTAAGTTGAGCACAGCTACAGTTCGTGCAGGCTTAAAGCAGCTTATTGAGTTCGGTGTTATTTCTATTGTTGCTACCAATCCTAAGCTAGGGAACAAGTACAAATTAAATGAGATTTCACTTGTTGAGCACTTTAGTAACAAAAGCACTTCAGAAACTAAAGCACTTCAGAAACTAAATAGCACCACTTTAGAAACTAAAGCGCAAGGCACTTTAGAAACTAAAGACACAATAGATATTATTTATAGATATTTAATTATAGATAATTTATTTAACTCGCTTCGCTCAAACAAACCGCTTGAAGCTCATTTTTTTGTTTATCAAGAAACTCAAAAACAGATCCTTCTTGAACAACAAAAACTAGAAGCTGAAGAGAAAGCAAAAGCTGAAAAAGAACGCAAAGACAGAGTACGCAAGTTAAGTTTTGATGAAGTTATCAAACTTACTAAAAACACCTTTGCAACCCTTTGTGATCTTGAACTTTGGGAACAGTACGTAGCAAACCGTTCTCAACAAGCTAAAACCAAATTAACTAAGAATGCTCTAAACGCTATCTACAAAGACTTCATTGAATGGGGTTATGAAGGTTCTAACCAATCTTTAAAAACCTCAATCACTGGAAACTATCAAGGTCTATTCGCTCCAAAACAACAGAATCATGGTTTTGGTAATCAAAGCCAAGCTTCAACTCGTATGTCTGAAATTCAAGAGTTAATCGCAAAAGAGGAGGCTGGCTATGAACAGTATGGTTTCTAGCAATCAAAACGCTGTAGAACATATCAACTCTGCAAAAGTTGTCGGTATCTTCAAAGCAATTGCCCCACGTTCATTTGAAAAAACCTTTGAAGGAATTAAAACAGAACAAATCAATCATGCAATGAAGATCTGCATTGATGGACTTACTCGTGAACAAATAGATAAAGGCCTTTGCATGGTCCGTGACAGTGGCTACTGCCCTGATCCTGCAATGTTCCGCAAGTGGTGTTTAGGTATTCAAGGTTTCGGTACTGAGCAGCAGCGTGCAGTTGATTCATTCAAAAAGAAGAATGCAGCTTTAGCTAACATTGTCAAATGGCTTTCTGACCGTGATGTTGAAATTACAAATGCAGAAAAAGAAGCTTACAACCGTTGTTATGAGATGTTTTCAAATCTCAACTACTCGAATAACTATGAGCGTTCTTCGTATTACGCATATGAAGCATTCAAAGATAACTATGTTGATGTAGTGAATGAGTTTGTTGAAAAAGGGATTACGCAGACGAAATGGTCTAAGCCACCCCAAATAGATCTCAGTGTTCTGTGTGCCGAAACTGGCAGCGAGGAAAAAGCAGAAGCAACTCCAATGACAAAAGAGGATTTTGACAAGCGTACAGCATATGTTGAATCACGTATTCCACAAATCATGTCTGATCGGAACTGTGACAAATCAATGGCAAAGCTTTATGCCATGGCTGAGTACCACAGTTCAAGAGTGGAAGAGAGAGGTGCAGCGTGAAACATAATCTTATGTTAGGCGATTGCCTCGAGCGCATGAAGGAAATTGAAACGGGTACTGTGGATATGATCCTTTGCGATTTGCCATACGGTACCACTTGCTGCAGCTGGGATGCCGTTATTCCGTTTGAGCCACTTTGGGAACAGTACGAACGAGTAATCAAAGAGAATGGCGCGATTGTCTTATTCGCTGCGCATCCATTCACGGCAGTACTTGCAACATCAAACCTAAAGCTATTCCGCTATGAGTGGATATGGGAGAAGCCAGCAGCTACAGGATTCTTTAATGCTCAATTCCAGCCATTACGTGCACATGAAAACATTCTTGTGTTTTACAAAGCTAAACCGACATTCAACCCGATGAAAACTTTTGGGCATGAACGTAAAACAGCTAAGCGTAAAGACATTGGGTCAGAGCATTACGGCAAGCAAGTAAATATCAAATCTTATGACTCAACAGAGCGGTACCCACGTTCAGTTCAGTTATTCAGTAGTGATAAGCAAAAAGCTAATTTCCATCCAACACAGAAGCCAGTTGCTCTTTGTGAGTACTTGATTCGCACATACACAAACGAAGGTGAAACAGTTCTAGACAACACAATGGGTAGCGGTACCACAGGTGTTGCTTGTGTAAACACAGGTCGTTCATTCATTGGGATTGAGCAAGAGCAGAAGTACTTCGAAATAGCACAAGAACGTATTGCTCAAGCAGGTACCGAGAAAGACATGCAGCCTGACCTATTTGGAGAAGCGGTATGAAGCAACACAGCACAGTAGAACAATTCGAAAAAATGGCTTTGGTTTTAAAGAACTCAATTAAAAAACGTGGCAAGACTTCTATCTCGGATATTCAAGAATGGATCGGCTGTAATTATTCAAAATCAAAACGCTTCGCATTCCAATTAAGAGAAGCCGGTTATTTGCAATCTGATAATGCACGACCAATGGGACTCAAACCAACCGACAAGGCAAAACAACTATTTTGGGTGGCGATATGATCGAATTTGCAGATTACAACTCAATGATGAAGCTGCGTAGAGCGTACAACCTCGGTACTCGTAATGAAGAAACAAGAGCAGCAGCGAACCTCTACGAGAAATTAAGAAAGCTGAAAATGCTAGACCAGCTCAAGCAGGAAGCCATTACTAAACATGACGGAGAACAACAATGAAAAATAGATTACAGGTAGGCGGTTTGGCTTTGATAACCCATGCAATAAAAGAAAGCAATGTTGGGAAGGTTGTGAAGCTCGTTTCTTTTATTGGATCTAGGAAAAGCAAAAATTGGGGCACAAGAGACGATTTCTGGTTGATTGAGTGTGATGATTTTGAGATTTCATATTTCAATCCTAACAAGCCAATTCCAATGCATCCAGCTCAACACCTTATGCCCCTAGGCGATGACAAAGGCATTGAGCTTTACGGCCTTCGTGAAGAGATCATGACAGGACATGACAAGGAGCGCGCTCAATGAAACCAGAACAGTTTATTCGTGAGTTCGGGGTGGAGAAGGCGAGAGAGGTGGTTGAGGGCCATAGCAAAGCTTACATGCCTGAACTCTTCAAGTACTGGTCTGAGCAATTAAATGGCTACGTCTTAGCACCTAAATATGCAAGCTGCTTGGTTTTAGATCTTGAACGCCTCGTGGAGTCGGTGGATTGGGTCAAATCATTTGGTGGTATCGAATCATGCAAACAAAGCCTTTACATGCTGCATGAGCTAACAGAAGACCCACAACCAATTCGTGACGCTGTGCGTGATTACGAATCGATCTATGGAGAAAAAGGAGCCAGTCATGAGTGAGTTTAAAGTTGGGGATTGGATAGTGCGTACAGACAAGCGCACTGAATCTATCTATCAAATTACAAGTATTCAAGAAGGCCTAATCAAATGCACTTTCAAAAAGAATGGTGAAGACTGGAGGCTTCATACAACTAAAGGAGAGATTGAATTTGCCACACCAGAAGAAATCGCAGCAGGGCATCGTATTGATTTAGAAACCCTCCGCGACTGTGACACCAGTCCGAATTGCAAGAAGTTTGATGAGAGGGTGAAGTGATGAGAAGTGAATTTGATACGTTAGAACAATATCAAGAATCAATGAAAGAATTTAATGAAAATACGCGCATGGGATTTGAAGAATTTATTCAATCTCACGGCTCAGATAGAAACAAGCTACAACTCAGATGCACCCCTTACACAAGCAAAAAAGGAGGATACGGTTCGTTTGATTTAGATTTTGGTTTGTGTGTTTACAAACACCAACAATCCAAAGTGGATGAGCTGCAAAAGCGGGTGGATGCAGCAAAGCAACTAATTGAAGATTTAAATAAGTGCTATCAACAAGATTATCAGAATAAATTTGAATATTGGCGTGGGTTTGCAGACAGCGCAGGAATTTTGGGAAAAAGATTAGAGCAAGCGCTCAAGGGGGAAGGATGAAAGACTTTGCGGTAGCAATTATCTACGGTGCAGCGCTATTCGTATCAATTAAGTATGCATGGCGTTGGTACAACGGTGAGCTTTCAACACCTGCAATTATGGAGTGGTTTGGCAGAGGATTCTTTTTTGCTTGGGGAGTAATAGCAGCGACTTTAACTATGGTTTTGGTTATCCGCTTAATTACGGAGTATGTCAAATGACCACATTCAAAGAGGCTCAAAACCACGCGAAGCAGATTAAGAATGCTAAGCGTGGAGGTTATACACCAACAATTGCAAAGGATGTGAATAAGCACATCAAGCAGAAGTTAATCAAATTAGATAACCATTTCGATGAGTTGTTTAACGAAAAATGGGCAGAGTGGAAGAATACTGCTGACATGCATTCTCAAGGATTTGCTGATGGAATTGAATATGCACAGCGTCAAATTCAGGAGCTTCTTAAATAATGCGTAGAGCAGCAAGAATTGATGCAAATCAAAACGAGATTGTCAAAGCTCTACGCCAAGTTGGGGCAAGTGTTCAGTCGCTTGCTTCAACTGGAAAAGGATGTCCGGATCTGCTTGTAGGGTTTAGAGGCACAAACTACTTAATGGAAATTAAAGACGGTCAGAAGTTCAAGTCAGATAGGAAGCTTACTCTTGATCAAATCGAATGGCATGAATCATGGCGCGGCAAAGTCTTTGTAATTGAGAGCACTGACGAAGCGCTACAAGTGATTAGTAAGGTTGAGGTGGCGTGATGGGATTAGTGAAGGTCTGGGATAAAGAAATTAAAGGCAAGCTGTACGCAGTTGGTGATATTCACGGCTGCTACAACTTGCTAATGAATCGCCTCAAAGAAATTGAATTCGACTTTGAAAACGACCTTTTGGTTGCAGTGGGTGATCTCATTGATCGTGGTGCACAGAATCTTGAATGTATCGAGTTGCTTTCTAAGCCATGGTTCACATCAGTTCGTGGCAATCATGAAGATCTATGCATTGGTGGTCTGCATGATCAGTCATATAAGCGTTGCCACATAGACAATGGTGGTGAGTGGTTCTACATGCTTGATGGGCAAGCCATGTACAACATTGCAAAAGTCTTCTCTGAACTACCAGTTGTTTTGGAGATAAACCATAAGGGTAAAAAGATCGGAATTGTGCATGGGCATATCGAACAGAATGATTGGAATGAGTTTAAGGACTCGTTTAGTCAGCCATCTAAAAACCGCGCTCCATCAGATTTAGCGATGTGGGGCCGAGAGCGTCTTGATACTGACAATCAGCAATACACACATGTAAATGGTGTGGATGCAGTGATTATGGGGCACACAGTAACTCAAAAGCCATGTAAGCGTGATAACTGCTATTGGATTGATACCGGTGCAGTTCATTGGGGAACTATAACAATCTTAGATTTAGAAACTATTTGAGGGTGACGGTATGAAATCAAAGGTAGATGTAGATGCATTAAAGCTCACACTCCAATGGCAAGGATTCTTTCTAAAGGGATGGTTTGAAGATCATTGGTGTGACCTCAAGGACTATGCAGAAGCTTCTTTAAAGCTGCTTCTAATCATCCTGAGAATTTTATTTTCTCCCCTTCTCATTATTTATGTCATTTGGCAGACCAGAAAAATGTATGAACAGATAGCGAGCGGAGAAGTCAACAGAGAAAAAGTCAGAAATCACATCAAGAAATACGGCAAGTAAGGGGAAAGAGATGAATGCGGCAGTAGTAACACCAGTAATGGATTGGAATAAATACACAATTGATGGATGGCTAGAGCAGTTCGGCGCTTGGTGTGAAACTGTGCGCATGAAAGGAGGGGATTTGCCAGATGGATTACACATCAATCAGATCTATTGGTTGATGCGTGAAGCTGGAAAGGAATTACCAAGAGGTAAGGCTTACATTCGTTGTGAGATCAATGATTTTGAGGCGGATCAAGTACAGACACTATTACGAAGTATTCTGCGATCCGAGAAAGTAGATTATCAGGCTAAATATGCAGTGATGTGTTTGATTAAACATAAGGTCGAAAATCGATCTTTAAGTGCGGTGGCTGGCATCACAAATCAATCTAAGGCACAAGTAAATATCATGGTTGGATGTGCAAGATTTTTTCTTCATGCACATGATAAAAGATTAAGAATATCATGAGTTTAATTGTTTTTATGGTATAATATTTAAGCAAGCCATACAGGTGCTACCAACACCTATATGGCTCTAATCAAATTGAAATTGAGGCTCCAAAATGACTGTGCGCAATAATACTTGCGTAGCCACAGCTATGCAACGTCGTCACCAAAATTTTATGAAACTCCTAGAATTGACCTATGAGGACTTCGATTATGATTTCTCAAGGGTTGTATTTGATAAGGATGTTGACTCTACTGTTGAGATCAAATGCCCTAAACACGGTTGGATAAGGACCAGAGCTAAAAAGCTACTAGCAGGCAGAGGATGTGTAGCCTGTAATGAAGAAAGCTTAATGGATCAGGGTGCAATGATTTACCTGATCCGCTGTTATGATGATCAAGAGGAATTCTACAAAATTGGAATTACTACAAAATCGTTAGAAACTAGATTCCCCGATGAAAGCAGCCTGCCTTATGATTTTGACGTATTAAGTTTGCAGAACGGAGATAGAAAGAAGCTCTACAAATTCGAGACTCTACTATTGCGACTTTTGGAAAAATACCGATATACACCTAAGAAGCATTTTTGTGGTCGCACCGAGTGTTTTAGCAATATTGACCTAATTAGGCAGAAATTTAATATTTTTGATGCATTTGGTGTTGACTCGTTTAAACGCGCGGTATAGGATATCTGGTATAGTGCGCTTGAGTAGTCAGGTTCACTAGCGTTATTTCAAAAGCTCACTTAATCGTGGGCTTTTTGCTTTTATGCCCTACAAGCTTAGAACATTGGATTCCGATGTGCTGGACTGGATTTCTAGTCGATGCTTAAACGTAGGGCTATTTTTTGGAGGTTCACATGCTCCGAATAATTAAGCAGGTCTTTTGCATACATGTTTGGGAATATGGGTTGGATTACAACGACGACCCAATCAAAGAATGCAGAAAGCGTGGAAAGATTAAGTGTTTGTAGCCCTGTCGTTTGACGGGGTTTTCTTTTTTGGAGAATAAGAAGTGGACAACCAACATCGCAAAATTAATACATATCGTGAATTAACTCAGGAAGAAGTTGATTTGATGAACGAGATCAAAGCACTTGGACCACAAATCCAATCAATCATTAAAAAAGTGCAAAGCCATGTTTCGACTCAGCGTTACAACTGTAAATGTGATGCTGGGCAACAGGTACACAATGTGGATGAATGGGATCGCCTAGAGGCTGCGACTCCTGAGCGTTTTGCTGCAATGGCTAAGACCGAGTTCCAAACTGGGTTGATGTATTTAGTGCGTGCGGTGGCTCAACCTACTGGATTTTAGGTGGTCTATGGACACAATCGAAGCGAAGAAGAATTTAAATGCTTTGTGCAATGAAATAGAAAAGCTTCAAAACCTTTCGCGTAGTTTGATGACTGCGAAAGAGATGCTTGATATTGATGCGAAGATTAAGCGACACAAAGACCAAGTGAAGAATATTAGAAGTAACCTTCATGCGTGATGCAAAGCGACTTGCAGCAATAAGAAAATTACCATGCGTTATGTGTGGTAGAACACCAGTGGATGCAGCGCACAGCAATCAAGGTGCTCACAATAAGGGTATGGGATTGAAAGCTTGTGACTCTAAAACAATTCCACTTTGTAGGAAACACCATATTGAATATGACCAACTCTTAACAATGACAAGAGAGCAAGCAGTTATCTGGTTTGATGCAATGTTAGAAAAAACAGAGCGGATGCTTAATATTAAAGATGATGAGGTGTTTTGAAATGGAACCACGATTCGTCATCAAAAACCATTCTGACATTAACTATGTAATTGGCTATCTCAATAGTAATCATGCTAAGGCAGCGAGTGAAGGGAAACCTTTAGTCGTATTGATTGCACCTCAAGAGAAAGACAGATCTAAGGCTCAAAACCGCTTGTACTGGATGTGGCTTAATCAGTGGGCTAAACGTCAAGGTACAGATAAAGACTATGAGCATCTGTTCTTTAAGAAGAACTTCTTATCCAAAATCTATGATCGTGATGATGTTGGCCAATACAAAAAAACATTCAAGGCTGTAAGAGAATTGAAGGATTCTAAGCATCCAGCCTATCAACAAGTAGCTGATGGACTTTGTGAGTTAATGAGCACGACAGACGCAAGTACAGCTCAATTCACTGAATACCTAAACGACATTCACGCCTTCTGCAATAAACAAGGGTGTTATTTGGAAACGCCTGATGATCTTAAGTATGTGTTGGAGTGAGCTGTTGTATTGGGCTAGTATAATGATTCCTAATAATTAGAGATTCTAAATGTATACTCAACAAGAACTTGTAAATATTGCCTCATATGGTGGTGGTTTAGAATTGGATGCTGCTAAACACACAGTCGCAGACCTAACCAATATTGCTTCTTATGCTGCCAGCAAAGGTGCACGAATTACTATCAGCCTTAAGAACAAAAAACTTAGTGCAGTAGAAATGACAAATATTGCCTCCTATGGGCAGGGCAGTGTGAGTTATAAAGATATTTACTAATCGTCAAGAGCCGCCGAAAGGCGGTTTTTTAATGGGTGAGATTTATGGCGGAGTTAAAACTAACTCCGAAGCAAGAGAACTTTTGCCAATTATTTATCGAATTGGGGAACGCTTCGGAGGCGTATCGACAAGCCTACGATGCGGATTCAATGAACGAAAACACGGTCAACCGTGAGGCTAAAAGATTACTTGAGAACCCCAAGATTACCACAAGGCTTGAGCTCATTAGAAAGGAACATCAAACCCGCCATAATTTGACTGTAGATGACTTACTTCAAGAATTAGAAGAAGCACGTAAAGCAGCTTTTGAAGGAGAGCGGGTTCAGGTGTCTGCGGCAGTTGCCGCAACAATGGGTAAAGCTAAGTTGCTAGGATTGGATAAGGTGAGTGAACTTCAAGTGAAGAAACAAGAGCTTGAAATAGCGAAACTCCAAAAAGAACTTAATCCAGAAGAAGATGAAGATGTAACCCCAGTACAGGTGACTATTCATGTTGTAGATGCGAGTAAAAAAGATGCCGAACATCAATCCAACACTGAATGTGCCTCAGGCTAACTTTCTCCAATTGCCAAATAAGTTTAGAGCTTTTGTTGCAGGGTTTGGTTCAGGTAAAACTTGGGTAGGTTGTTCAAGTCTTTGTGATAAATCTTGGTCATTTCCAAAGGTGCCGTTGGGTTACTTCGCTCCAACTTATCCGCAGATCCGGGATATTTTTTTTCCCACTATTGATGAAGTTGCTTTCGATTGGGGATTGAAGACAAAGATCTATGAATCTAACAAAGAAGTTGATCTTTACTATGGCCGCCAATATCGAAGCACAATTATTTGCCGATCAATGGAAAAGCCCAACACTATTGTAGGTTTTAAGATTGGTCATGCGCTGATTGATGAGCTTGATGTGATGACAAAGGTCAAGGCTCAACAAGCTTGGCGGAAGATCATTGCTCGTATGCGATATAAACAAGCTGGTTTGTTGAACGGTATTGATGTTGCAACAACGCCAGAGGGCTTTAAGTTCACTCATGAGCAATTTGTCAAAGAAGCAAACTTAAGCGATGCTAAGCGCGCACTTTACGGAATGATTCAAGCTTCAACTTACGACAATGAAGCCAATCTCCCTGATGACTACATTGCATCATTGTTTGAGTCTTATCCACCTCAATTGATTTCTGCTTACTTAAAAGGCCAGTTTGTTAACTTGACGAGCGGGGCAGTTTATCCAGACTTCGACCGAACCTTAAACCACACAGATGAAGAAATTAGACCTAATGAGGCTTTGCTCATTGGTATGGACTTTAACGTCTTAAAGATGGCTGCTGTTGTTTATGTGATTCGAGATGGCAAGCCAAGAGCTTTAGATGAGTTGGTCGGTGTGCGTGATACGCCAACAATGGCTGACCTTTTGATTGAAAAGTTTCCAAACCATGAGATGACAATTATCCCTGATGCGGCAGGCCAAGCTACTTCATCGAAAAAGAGTAGCGAATCTGATCATGCAATATTGAGACAGAAGGGTTTAAGGGTCGAAGTCAATTCAACAAACCCGAACATTAAAGACCGAATTAATGCAGTAAATGCTTTGATCTTAAATGGCAATGGTGAGCGAACACTCTTAGTCAATACAAATAAATGTCCAAGACTCACAGAAACTTTTGAGCAGCAAGTTTATGACGATTTTGGAATGCCAGATAAGAAATCAGGCTTGGACCATGTGGGAGATGCTGGCGGATATCCTTTAGCTAAGCGGTTTCCTATTATCAGACCAGTTACTTCATTAAAACTAGGATTTGCAAGATGACAGACGTTACTACTAAGCATCCTGATTACTTAAAGAACGTTGATCTATGGAGCAAAGTAGAAGACGTTTGTGAGGGTCAGCATAAAGTTAAGGCTGCTAAAGAAAAGTATTTGCCGCGACATAACAGGCAAGACAGTTCAGCAGAGGCTATGGCTGCATACGATTCATATTTGGAACATGCAGTATTTTATGGGGTCACTGGTAAGACGTTGGGGAGTCTTATTGGTGGCGCTTTTTCACGCTTACCAAACTTTCAAAGACCCGATGATCTTGAATATCTAGAACGAAATGCTAATGGGCAGGGAGTCGGAATTTATCAGATCGCTCAGGCATCATTACGTCATGTATTAAAAACTTATCGATGCGCTTTATATGTGGATTACCCAAGTGTAACCCCATCAAAAGTTAGAGCTGAAGACTATAGTAAACAAGCTTTTCCAATGATTCATGTACTTCCTGCTAAGTCTGTTATCAATTGGGATACGATTATTATAGGTAATCAGCAAAAACTCTCACTTGTTGTAATTCATGAGGAAGTTTCCAGCAGAACTCAAGGTGGTTTCAAGTTCGAGAAAAAAGATCAGTTTCGAGTTCTGCGCTTAGAGGAAATAGAAGGCCGATTTGTCTTTACTATCCAAGTGTACAAGCAAAACTCTGATGGCGCTCTAACTGAAGAGCCAAAGACAATTCCAACGGATTACAACGGCAAGCAATGGGATTACATTCCATTCACTTTTGTTGGTGCTATTGACAATACGCCAGTAATAGAAAGCGCACCATTACTTGAATTGGCTGATTTGAATTTGGCTCATTATATTGATAGCGCTGATTTCCAAGAGTCAGTTTACTTTGTTGGTCAGCCTCAGTTCTTCATGGAAAATGTTGATACAGCCATGTACGAACTCATTAAAAAAGATGGTTTGTATATCGGGTGTAAGAACGCATTTCCTGTGAAATTAGGGTTTGCACAAGCTAACCCCAACACGCTTTCACAAACTGCCATGGAAAAGAAATGGGAGCAGATGAAAGAATTAGGTGCTCGATTGGTTCAGGCTGGCTCAGCAAATAAGACTGCTACTGAAGCAAACAATGACGATGCTGTACAGCATTCTGTACTATCTCTTTGTACTGTAAATATCAGTGCAGCAATAACTCAAGCTCTACGTTGGTGTGCAAAATTTGCTATGCCTAATGTGGATTCAATTCTTCCAGAAGAGTTGGTATTTGAAATCTCGAAAGAATTTAGTAAGCCTCAGTTTGACAACGAGCGCTCTAAGCAGCTTTATGAGGCATGTGTTGCTGGTAAGTATCCATTTAAAGTTTGGCATGAATATCAGCAAACGGGTGAGTTCCCTGATTATTCATATGAAGAGATTCAAGACATGCTTGAAGAAGAGCAAATGAATAGCCCAATGCCTGCTTATAACATGAATGGTGCAAACAATGGATCAAATAACCCAACAGGATCTGTTCAATAATCTGGTTCAGCATCAAGCCTATCTTTACAGACTTTCATCAAGCGAAATTAATTCACTTTTAATCCAATTTGACTCTTTATCAAATGAGATGTTAAGCCAATTAAGAGATTTGCTAGATGAATTGTCAGAAGCTGAAAAGTCAGCATTGATGGCGGGTCAGTACACAACACCAGCTCTTAAAGAGATTCGAGCAAGTATTCAAGCGTGGCAATCATCTTTACTTACAACGATTCCAGAGGCATTTACCGTTTCGGCATCAGCGTTAGCCGTGAATGAGGCAATGTATCAAGCTCGAATTCTTGGAGAGAAAATCAAGGAACCAAATGCTAAGACCTTATACAGCAAGATCAAGAAGCAGCCTATGTCAGGCGGGGTATTGCTAGACTATCTCTTCAATAAGATTGCTGATGATGCCAAAACAAGGGTTGAGCAAGTTATCCGTGATGGGCTCTCTCAAAGTCAAACGAACCAGCAAATCATTCATCGAATTAAAGGCAAGAAGGCTCTAAATTATCAAGATGGGATATTGGAGCAATCAAGGTCCAGTATTTCCACCATGGTGAGAACGGCTAGAAGCCATGTTTCTAATCAGGCTATGCTTGATACTTACAAGGTATTGGACGTTTCATATGTGAAGTTTGTGGCTACTCTGGATAGTCGAACAAGCAAGCAATGTGCAAGTTTGGATGGTGCTGTTTACAAAGCAGATGAACCACATCCCACTCCACCACTTCATCCAAATTGTAGAAGCATTATTCTTCCAGTTACGAATAAAGAAGGTACAACCATAGGCAAACGACCCTTCAATTCTAAAGTGGGAGAGGCAGGTGAAATTAACACTGTTGATTCCAATACATCTTTTAAAAACTGGTTTGATGGGCAATCTGTAGCCTTTCAACAACAGTGGCTAGGTCCATCACGATACAAGCTATTCAAAGAGGGTAAATATTCTTTGGATAAGTTTGTAGACCCTTTAACTGGTCAGCCATTCACACTTGCTGAACTCAAAAAGCTTGATGAAGAAATGTTTAAGAGGTTGGGATTATGAAACAGATAACTATGACTGAGGCACAGTACATACTTGGTACAAACCTTATTTTATTGCCTTTTGTTCGGAAGATAGTTCCAAGATATATGGCGATTTCTGGCTATAGCTTTAAACAGCCTAAAGCATGTACCCAGTATTAAACCTAATTCAAACCTTAGCACCTTCGGGTGCTTTTTTATTGTCTGCTGAAAGCGGATGCCTACAGCGAACGAGTGGAAACTCATTAATTTAGAAAAGGTTGGATAACCAATGAAACTTAAAACGACAGAAGTAAACGGTAAGAAATATGCGGAACTAGATGCAGGCGGATTGCCTATCTATGTGCATGATGATGGTAAGGAAGTTGGTTTTGATGCTGCTCAAGCGGTAGGTAAGATCAGTTCACTGAATGCGGAAGCTAAAACACATCGTGAAGCAAAAGAGGCCGCTGAGAAATCATTAAAAGTCTTTGAGGGCTTGGATCCTGAAAAGGCTAAAGCTGCTCTAGAAACTATGGCTAATCTTGATGCTAAGAAACTTGTGGATGCAGGTGAAATCGAGAAAGTTAAAGCAGAGCTTACTGAAGCACTGAAAAAATCATACGAGCCACAGATTCAGCAACTTACTCAAGAGCGTGATTCAGTTCAGGCTCAACTACATAAAGAGCTGATCGGTGGTGGTTTTGCTCGTTCAAAGTTCATTCAAGAAAAAATTGCAGTACCTGCTGACATGATTCAAGCGACATTTGGCAACAACTTCAAAATTGAAGATGGGAAGGTTGTGGCTTATGGCGTTGATGGTCAAAAGATCTATTCACGAACCAAACATGGTGAAGTTGCCGACTTTGATGAGGCTTTAGAAACATTAGTTGGAGGATACCAACATAAAGACTCAATTCTTAAAGGCAATCAAAGCACTGGTGGTGGATACGGTGGTCAAGGTGGCGGGGGAAATAACAGTAATGTCGGCAATATGGGTGGAACAATCCAAGAACGCCAAGCCGCTATTGCAGCAAAATTTAATTTAGATAAGTAATTGGAGAAATTATGTCTTTATCTCAAATGCAGGTTTTCAATGAATACATCATGCCTGCCACAATTGAAACTCTTGCCCAAATGGTGCAGAAATTTAACGCTGCATCTGGTGGCGCGATTCGTTTAACCACAGATGGATTTACTGGCGACTTCTTACAAGAGTCATTCTTTGCGTCACTTGATGGTGCTCAACGTCGTGTAGACCGATATGCTGCAAATGGTACAGCACCTATCACAGATTTGTCTGAGATTAAGCACTCAAGCGTAAAAGTTGCAGGTGGTATTGGCCCAGTTCGCTATGAGCCTTCTCAAATGACGTGGTTACAGCGTCCAACAGCACAAGGTATTGAAGTTGCATCTCGTACTTTTGCAAGTTTAATGCTTAAAGACCAACTCAACACAGCAATTGCGGCTCTTGTGGCGGCAATTTCAAACCAACCAGATGCAACAAATAATGTGTCTGCAACTGCTGGACTTACTTATAGTGCTATGAATGGCGCTCATGCTAAGTTTGGAGACCATTCTGGAAATATCATCACTGATGTTATGAATGGCACTGCATATCACAAGCTCATCGAAAAGAACTTGAGCAATGCACAACAGTTGTTTCAATCAGGCAATGTGCGTGTAATTGATATTCTTGGCAAGTTGGTTGTGGTAACTGATGCGCCTGCATTATATACAGCAGGAACTCCAAACCAGCTTAAAGTGCTTTCTTTGACGGATGCGGCAGCTATCGTGTCAGACGGTGGTGATGTTGTATCAAACATTGAAACTACCAACGGTAAAGATCGTATTGAAACGACTTTACAGGTTGATTACTCATTTGGTGTTGGTCTTAAAGGCTACACATGGGATGAGGCAAATGGTGGCAAATCTCCAAGTGATGCTGAATTAGCAACAGGTACTAACTGGGATAAGTCAGCAACTAGCATTAAACATACTGCTGGTGTCATCACCATTGCAGACGCAGCGCAGTAATTAATAGGCAGCCTTCGGGCTGCTTTATTTTTTGGAGTTAAAAATGTCAAAAGAACAGAAAGTAATTTACGAGCCTCATCCAGTTAGTCCAGAGCGAAAAGCCGAGCTTCGAGGGCAGGGTTATAAGATCATTGATGCGGTATTTAAACCTGAAGAAGAGCAAACCGAAAAACGCAATACTCGATCTTCTGCTCAACCAAAGGAATAAGTCATGACTTTTATCACCATTGCAGATGCAGAAACAATCTTAGGAGCTGACTTTGCACCGGATGGTGATAAAGCTCGTTTGGTTTTATTGGCTAATACTTGGATGAAAAATGAGATTGGGTTTGTACCTGATCCAGTCACAGAAAATCTTAAGCTTGCTGCATGTGAAATTATTAAAGGCATTCAGGCGGGCGAGATTTACAGCGGGAAAGAACAAGAGCTTAAGCGCAAAAAAGTAAAAGCTGACACGGTAGAGTCTGAAAAAGAATATCAAGATGGAAGCTTTTCATTATCAAGTTTTGAACAGATTGCTTTAGCACTTATTGGGGCTGAGAATTTGCCAAAGCATAAGTTCTTCACCATTCCTTTAGTGAGAAATTGATATGGGTTTACGTGACGAACTTCAGGCAGATATTGCTGAAGCATTAAACTCTGATTTAGCAGACGCAGTAGCTACCTTCACATGTACCCGGAAAAAATTAGTTAGCTCCAATCCCGCTACTGGTGAAGATACTTACACCGAATACGTCTATGGTGGCAGAGGCGTCCTATTTGGGAGTTGGGCTAAAGATTTGGTGAAGCCTATAGATTACCGAGCAACAGACTCTAAAGCCGTGCTACTGCAAAATGAAGTGAAGGACGCAGCAGGCACTTTAGTTAATCCAGATGTTAATGATATTTGGGTGATTGAAGGCGGTAATTATCGAGTTGTGAGCTACGGAAAAGATCCAGCGGACGCAACATGGATTGCTCAATTGAGGAAAGTCTAATGATTCACTTAGATGATGGGAACTTAATAAGTCAGGCTGTAAACCAAGAGGGCGTTTATCACGCTGAGGTTCGCAAATCCACTAATGACCCAAAGAAGGTGCTGTTAGATGGCGAAGAATGTAAGTATGTACTCTTTGCAGATACTAACAAAGGCTATCTTATTCGACATAAAACCACCATTAACGGTCGAGTGTTTACAGTAGGGAATGAACCAGTATTTGAGATACTGTTTGGTAAAGTTGAGGTGACTTTTAATGGGCTGGACAAGCAAACCGAGTGCCTTCACTAAAACAATTGAAGCCGATCTAACCAAAAAGCAAAAAGATATTGTGATTGATGCATTACAAGGTGTTGTTCTCCAAAGTCCAGTTGATACAGGGGCATTTAGGGCATCACACAGAGTCAGCATAAACCAGACTGACCAATCATTTAATGAAGCAGAGAAAGATAAAGGCGGTGGCTCAACCATTAGCAAAGGAACAAGTGCTTTATCTCGTCTTGTTCCTTACTCTACTGTATACATCCAAACGAATGCGCCTTATGCAACCAAAATTGAATATGGCAACTTCACTGATAAGCCTGAAACACCAAAAACAACAGGTGGATACTCAAGACAAGCTCCTCAAGGTGTCTACGGCTTAACCTTTAACTATATTGCTCAGAAATACGGTGGTTAAAATGGCAATGACTTTAGATCAAGCAAGACAAGCCATTATCACTAGAGCAATGGCATTTACTGGAATTGAGCAAAATCGTATTCAATACCCTAATGGCCCATTGATTACTATTCCTGTAGATGGACTTTGGTGTGACTTAAATATTCTATGGGGCAGTTCTATCATTGCTGGTGTAGGTGATACTCCTTGCACCAGAAGAACAGGGGTTATTTCAATTAATTGCCTTGCAAGACCTCAAACTAATGAGGCTGATATAACAAAGCTCGCTGATGCTTGGTTAGCTCATTTCGAATATTACACAACTGGCCAACTAGAGATACTCCAAGGTCAAGTACAAAACCTCGGCAGTAATGGGGATTTCATTCAGTACAACATTTCAATAAATTATCGCGTCAATTAACGAATTTAACTTTTAAACGAACCTGTCCTTAGCGGCAGGTTTTTTTATGCCTGAAATTCAGGCGAACACTGGCTAGGCTGATCCCCGAAAAGCACGTTTCCATGTTCAACGTGCCTGCCAGTTTATTTTCTTCAAATATCTAATTTTAAAGATAAATCCAAACTTGAGTTAACCGTTTTGCCATACAGATATGTCTCGTTACCGCATGTCTGTGTGGCTTTTTTATTTGGTAACGAGGTAAACGATATGAATGCAATTGTGAAAATTGAAAATCAAACTCCATTTATCGAAGTTGAATTAAATGGAAAAGTCCAACTCGGCGTGAATGCGCGTGACCTACATAAAATGTTAGAGGTTAAGACGGACTTTTCGGATTGGATTAAGCGACGCATTAAACAATGTGGCTTTGAAGAGAATTTTGATTTTATTAAGCTCCTCAAAAAAGAGGAGCTTTCAAAAACAGGACAAAACCTAATTGAGTACATCATCTCGGTGGATATGACCAAACACCTTGGGATGATGGAGCGCAATAAAAAAGGTCATGAGATCCGCAAATACTACATCGAGCAAGAGGAATTGGCTCGTCAACTCAAAGATGGGCTACAGGTACGCATTGGCAAGCTTTCAGCACAACTTGAGCTGATTACCCAATCTCTGTCAGGCGCAGCAAGCTTTCTATCAATCCATGGTAAGCAAACAAAGCCAGCTATGCTTAAAGAATTGGATGATCTAATTAAGGAAGCGCAACCATCCTTAGATTTTGATGAGGATAAAGATAATGACAAATAATGTTCCTGCTTACATTGTGGTGGAGTGCAGACCAAGCACAGAAGAAGATGGTTATGCCGATATTGTTATTCATAACGACACCTACATTTTTGAAAGTGTAGAGCCGACAGAAAACCTGCGCGCAGCAATGCTAATAGCTATTGATATTGAGCGAACTAGGCCAGAACACAAACATATAACCCTTCATGCAGAAAGCATTTTGAAACTTTGCAGGGGTATTCAAGGTAAGCCCTTAAATGCCTGAGAACACAACCAAACAACGCCCTCAATTCGAGGGCTTTTTAATGCCCGAAAATTAAGGAGAAAGCCATGTCGAGTGGTGCACGTCAGATAACACAAATCGCGAAGGAAACCACTGTTGGTACCACACCATCACCCTTCGCACGTACGACCTTTGAATTTACTGAAAATGGCCTTGATGCGACAGTAACAAAGGAAGACTCTAACTCAATCACAAGTGGCCGTATTGCACGTTCATCAATGATTACCGGTGCAGAGTATGCCGGTGAATTAAAATGTGAAGCGAAGTACAGTTCATTAGTTCAAGACTTAATGGCTGCAGCTGCTTTTAATAATTGGTCGTCAAATGTATTAACTTTTGGTGGCACACTTCGTCAAACATTTTCTGTTTTACGTGGCTTTGAAGATGTTAATGACTACCATGTTTTCCGTGGGTGTCATGTAAACACTTTTGGAATTGATATTCCTGAAGCTGGCTTAATTACAATGACTTTCGGCCTTATGGCTCTTGGTCGTACAAACTTTTCTTCAGCACCGGCTGGAACAATTACAGCGGCAGATAACAATCCTAAAATGTCGAATGTCTCTGTAGGTGACATTTTAATTGACGGCGTTTCTCAAGCTGGGATTTCATGCTTGACCGCTTTTACATTTAATTGGGATAACACAATGCAGCTACAACGCTGTTTAGGTGGTGGTATTGATGCACGTGCAATCCTAGAAATGCTTGCAACAGGTACAGGTTCATTTACCGCAGCTTGGTCACGCAATACATCCGATATGTATGAAAAGCAATTCACTAACAAAACGATTTCATTAAAAGTTCCAATCACTGATACAGGTGGGAATAAATATGAAATTTTTATTCCTAAAGCTGAAATTACTGCTCCATTACCTAGTGGTGGTAATTCAGATCTTTTAAATGCTTCATTCGAATATAAAGTCGTAGAAGTAGCCCCAACCATCACTCGTACACCAGCAGCAGTTCCTGCGCCTTAATCAATCTGATAGCAGCCTTAGGGCTGCTTTTTTTGGAGTTTAAAATGTCTTTAAAAGTAAGCATTCAGACTAGTAAAACAGTTAGTAAATGGCGGGAGTATGTTGATGGCGATGGCAATGTTTTAGCTGAATTTAAGATACGAGGTATCGCATATAAACCATATCAAGTAGCTCTTGAACGAGCAAATAACCAAATCACATCTAAAGGTTATGACGTAAGTAAAGCTAGTAAAGATGACAAGCTCTATCATGAATTGCTTCTTGAAGCTGCAGCCTGCCATTTAATTGAGGACTGGAAAGGCGTAGTTTTTGAAGAAGTAACCGAAAACCAAGAATTGATTGTGTATGAACCAGAATATTCGCAGGAAAATGCAATTAAATTGTTGAATCTAGGTGATCTTGGCATAGCAATCTGGTTGTTTGTGAGACAAGAAGCAGAAAACATCCAAAAAGAAGCAGATTCTTACAAGGATGAAGTGGTGGGAAAGTCGTCAGCCTCTACGAGTGGGCAAAGTTCGGCTCAGAAAAAGAAGCGAACGACTACAGTAAAAAGCAAAGCGCAGTCGCAAAAGCTTTAAATCTCAACAACACTAAGGTTTTAACTAAACCTGACTATTCTTATGTAGCCAATGTCATCCTGACTGCATATAACACAATTGCACGATCTAGACGCTATGAACAAGGTGTTCCTCTGGCGTTAGATATCTCGTCAATTAATGCTTATGTTGAGCAATATGATTTACCAGTTGAGCGTTACATCTTTAATGACTGTATCTTTAAGCTTGACGATATGTTCTTGGACGAGGCGCATAAGAAGTCGACGCAACGAGCGACGAAGACTTAAGTGCTGACGTGCGATACTTAACTGTGAACAAGCGACGTGATATAGCGCACTTGATGTTACATAATACGCCTATTCTCTTGACATTCCCGTAAAGATTCCTTATTGACAGAAATGTCATTAGTGCGTACCCTTGTTCCTATAGAGACCCTGTTATCAAATGATAAGAGGGTTTTTCTGTCATAAAAATTGTATGTTTTATGACACCCATTAAATATAAGGGCGATAAAAAATGAACAAAGGTATGAAGTACTTTACAGAAGGTCTGCTAGCAGCTTTTGTATTAGCACCTCGTGTCCCAGTACATGCTGTTGAGCCTGCAAAAATGGAAGATCCGCGACCAATTGGTAATGCAGCAAAACATTGGGAAGCAGTCGGTAAAAACATGACAAAAGCTACCAACAGAATCGCATGTGACTTGCGCAGTAAACAACCTGAACTTAACTCATTATAAATACCTAATTAATGTCTCAACATCGTCGAACTAAACGTGGCATCGCAACAAAAAATGGCAATGATGTATCAGTTGCTGTGGAAGAGGCGGAAAGCTACTCACCATACCCGCCTCCTGATTTGGTTAAGGCATTTGAAGAAATCCAACCTGGTCTAGCTAGTCGTTTAATGCAGATTGTTGAGAATGAACAGACTATGAGTCATGAAGTGGCTCGCCATCAAATGGCAGAAAATAAGCGCATCAACACTGCAAACATTGAGAATCAAAAACATAACTCTCAATTATTCCTTCTTGGTTTAATATTTGGAGTGTTGATAGGAATAGGGATTCTATGTGTAGCAGTATATGCGCTATATGCTGGTTATCCTTGGGTTGCAACGGCTGCTTTCTCAACCTTAGCAGCTATTTTAGTAATCCTAGTGCTTCGCAAAGTGCCTGCTTCTAATGGTGAGCAGACATCTAAGCCGTCTACTCAAAAATAGTAAGCAACACCCAAACAACCGCTAGAGATAGCGGTTTTTTATTGCGCCTTTATTAACCACTTGTTAAATAGAGGCATTGTTGAAATCACAATGCCTCTAAGCCTCAATTATTTAGAAAGATACCATTCGATTGTATGAACAGGTTGATAATCAACGTGTTCCAAACGAGTGATGCCATATCCAAGTGCTTTACGATTTAAAACGTTAGCATGGGTGACTGATTCTTGAGCTAAAGAAAATAAGCGTCCCGCATAACTACTTTGGATAGCTATTAATGCAGGGGAAATCTCATTTTTGATGAACTTAGCAAGTATTGGAACATACCACATTAAGAACTGAACATTCTTATCGCGCAATACTGTATGAATATGAGGTTCAGTATCCTTGTATTTCTCTGCATTGCTGTACATAGCAATTAAGTGGTGAACATACTCCACTGCAACAGGAATCATGTCATATGGGATTTCATCAATATGCTGAACATTGAAACGCTGATGAACTAATTTATAAGCATCGCTGTAATTCAAATGCTTAGTTTTAGCTACAAGAAGATTTACAGCATTGGTTAGGGGTTCACGTTCTGATTTATGAGTTTTAGCAACTGGTGCGCCAATTTCTTTATCAAGAACATCAAGCACCCATTTGCGAAACTGCTTTGCTACAGAAGTACGTGCAAAGAAGGTAATTAAATGGCAGCCACGAAGTGAGAAGATACGTATATTTCTCATTAAATTACGACCCTTCTTCGAGACACTCATATTGAGGGTCTCGATATTACCCTTGGCACTCATATTGAGGGTCAAGGTCATAGATGCGTTGAACTCATCTTTATTACGTTCATAGATTTGAGTCACTGCATCAGATTTGGCGTAACCAAGAGCCTTTGCAAGTTCACTTGCAGTTAACCAAATTTGGTTGTTGTGCTGTACAGGCGAAAAGTTCACATCATTAAAGCTTAGTGCTAAACTAGACATATCAATTACCTCAAAGTGGTTGATAACTCGCCCCGTCATCCGCCAAGATCATCGGGGCGTTTTATTGTGACATCATCATTGACATCACTTGACTATAATCTATAGTGATATTACTCTTGATGTCAAGCATTGAGGAAAAAATTATGTCGCAATCAGAATTGATCAGATTCCCTGCAAGGCTTCTGCCAAAAGTACATGAAGACCTAGTTGCATATTCCGAGCAACAAGGTGAATCTATAAATACATGTATTAATGAATTGCTTAAGTTCGGTCTATATTATGCTTTGAAGGGGAACAAAGAATCTCTTGACGAGTTCATGCCTGACCAAGAAAGCAATTTATTGAAAATAATTCAAATTATAGATAAGTATTTGCTTGAAGTTGCAGTGGATGAATATGCGGCTAATAATAGCGAAGTATACCTAGAGTTCATTGGAAATCAGTTCAAAAACCTTAAAGATACAGAGCGCAAGATATTATCCGATGTTGCTTATGCTTTAGCTAATAAGAAGTGACAACCTAATAGCAGTCTCTATGAGTTTCTGTTGCGTGTAATTTAAGCTCTTGTTAAATTACCCTCAAATATGAGGGTATTTTATGAAAAAGATTATTTTTTTAAGCTTAGTTCTTGGTTTGATAGGGATAAATGGTTGCTCAAAGGTGGAAAAAGAGTCAAAAGAAGCTGTCTTAAGCACCTTAAAAGATCCTGATTCAGCCCAATTCCAAAATATAAAAGGATATTGCGGAGAGGTAAATTCTAAGAATAGTTACGGTGGTTATGTTGGTTTTAAGAGATATGTCTCTATTGATGGTGGAGTCTTAATGGAGGATTCAGAAGGTGTTGAACCAGAGACATTTGCGATAATTTGGGAAGCACACTGCACTCCAAATAAATTATCTTTAAAAGAGCGCAATGAGTGTGTAAAGGATGCATACAATCAGTCTCTTATAATGGATGCAAGGCTTAAAGGGGTTTCCAAGGAAAGCTTAAGGAATGAAATACTAGCAGACAAAAAAGCACCAAAAGCAAAAATTGAAGAAGGCTTAAGAGATATTGATCGTGCGTATAACAGTAATTTCAAAGATAAGGGTCTATACGCACAGGATGTTGTTGCTAAATGTGTAAAGTTGATTGATTAGTGAGTTGGTAAAAAGCACAAAGATTTCTAGCACGACCGAACTGGTTTAACTGCCCAGCTTGGTAATTATTTTTAAACAGAACCCACTCATTTGAGTGGGTTTTTTATTGCCCAAAATTCATAGCTCACTTTTGTGGGTTTTTTATTGCCTAGAGGAAAGTAAGATGGCACAAGAATCCCGTTTGGTCATTGTTATTGATTCGCAGAACGCGGAACGTAATGCGCGTAATTTAGGCAACGAACTCGATAGTATAGAAAGAAAAGGTGAGTTCGCATCTAAGTCCATGGATGGCTTGTCGGTAGCTACACGAACACTTGCAGGTTATATGGCTGGGTTAGTTACTGCGGGTGAAGCTGTTTCAAAAATGGATGCTTACACTGGACTTCAAAACCGTCTAAAGCTTGTTACTAAAAACCAAACTGAGCTAAATAAAGCAACTGAAGATACTTTTAATATTGCTCAAAAAACTTATTCAGCTTGGGATTCAGTTTTACAAGTTTACCAGCGCTTTAGTGACAATGCTAAAACCCTAAATCTCACAATGGATGACACTGCACGTTTGACTGAGACAGTCTCTAAGGCTGTTGCAATTAGTGGTGCAAGCGCGTCAGCAGCAGATGCTGCTTTAGTACAGTTCGGGCAGGCTTTGGCAAGTGGCACTTTGCGTGGCGAAGAATTAAATTCTGTCATGGAGCAAACACCAGCTTTAGCAAAAGCAATTGCGCAAGGTATGGGTATCACAGTTGGTGAATTGCGTTCTGTTGCTGCTGAAGGAAAAATTACTTCACAGGAGATCGTTAAAGCACTTAAAAATGTTCAGAATGATGTTGATGCATTATTTGCTAAAACAGATATCACTATTGGGCAGTCATTGACCCTTCTGAATAATCAAATTACAAAATTTGTAGGTGAAGCGGGCAAAGGATCGGGAGCAGCACAAACCTTAGCTGGTGGTATTCAGTTACTTGGCAATAATTTAAATGTCATCATTGATGGTGCAATAGTTGTTGGAATTGGCTTAATAACAAAATCTATCTTAACTAAAACAGTCGCTGTTCACGCTAGTATCGTTGCATCTGCTCAACAAAGAGCAGCCAATTTTGCAGAGGCACAATCTCAAGTACAGTTGCTCGGTGTAGAAGCAATGCGAGCAAGACAATCCGCTGCATTAACTCTCACAGAGGTAGGTTTGGCTCGAGCAGAATATAATGCAGCATTGAGTGCAAATGCACGTGCAGCAGCGATTCAAAGACTAACCGCTGCTGAAATTGCCCATAATATTGCTGTAAAAGAAGCAACCATTGCGACAACAGCCTATTCGGTAGCTCAATCTCGATTAACTACAGTAGCCACTTTAGGTAGTAGAGCTTTAGGTCTAGTGGGTGGACCGATAGGTGCAATAACACTTGGAATTACAGCTTTAGCGGCTGGCTATATGTATTTCCAAGATAAGGCAGCAAAAGCTACCCAGAAACTTGAAGAACAGGCAAAAGTTGCTGAAAGAACAGATGAGGCTTTAAAAAAACTATCTGGCAATGACAAGGCAAAAGCCGTTAATGATTTAACTACTGCGTTTAAAGCTCAAAATGAAGCACTAGAAAAATCTTCGTTTGCTGTTGGTGCTGCATTAATTGATATCGAAAACTATGCACGAGGAAATAAAGAAGTTGAAAAGATTTCTCAAGATGCAAGAACTGGAACAATCAGTTATTCAGAAGCCATAGAACGTTTAAATAAAATTAAACTGCCTACCGATCTGTATGAAAATCTTAAAAAGCAAGCTACCCAATATGATGAAAACTCATCTAAAGCAAGTTTGTCTGCAGAAAAGCTCAAAATATTCGGTGTTGAAGTTAGTCTTGCTGGCAATAAGGCACAAAATGCAGCAGTACAAGTAAAGAGTAATACGGATGAGCTACATGGTAATGCTAACGCAGCCGATCGTGCAGCTAAAGCGCAAAAAGGTTATTTCGAAAGTCTTCGTTCAGAAGTACTTAAATCGAATGAAGAGCTGGCGTTATTAAATCTTGGCTACAGTGAAGAAACTGTTAAAAAGATTATTGAACTTCAAAAGGCAAAACAAGCCGTTGCTCCTCCAGGTACTACTGCAATTGTAACCAAAGAGGAGATGGATTTAGTTGCACAAGCTCAAAAGGCCCTCGATGTACTGAAAGACAAAAAGGATGAGCTAACTGCTGCTGAGCGAAAACATACGAGTGAACTTGAGAAACAACAAAAAGTTTTACAAGTGAATGAGAAAGTTAAAGCTAATGCGGCTAAATATAATTTTGCCGATATTGAAGCTAAATATAACTTGCCAGCTGGCACCTTATCTGCAATCCATATGATTGAGTCACGTGGTAATGCCAGAGCTTACAACAAGTCTACAGGCGCAACAGGTGGATTCCAGTTTCTTGCGGGCACAGCAAAGCAATATGGTGTAAAAGACCGTTATGACTTAGCTCAGTCTGCTGAAGGTGCCGGTAAGTACATGTCTTACCTTTTAAAACTTTTCAAGGGAGATTTAGAAAAAGCTGTCAGAGCCTACCACGCTGGTGAAGGCAATGTCCAAAAAGGTAAAGGTATTGGCAAATATAACAACCAATACTGGAAAGACTTTAAGGGGTATGTAGCTGGTGCTAATGGATATACAGCGGGAGATATATCGTCGAAAGATTTTGATAAATTACTCCAGGACAACACCAAGTTAGCTGAAGAACAAGCTAAGTTACGTCTTCAGCTTGAAAATGAAGTTGCTAATCAAGTTACTAAGATCCGAAATGATCTTGCTAAAAAGCTTGAAGATGTTGATAAAGCTAATTTTAGTCCTGAGCGTAAAGAGCAAATTAAATCTGAGCTACGGGCACGTGCAGATAATGATATTGCAATTGCAGAGCAAGCTACAAAGTCTAAGCTAGATTCTTACCGTGACTTCTTAAAATCAGAAGAACAGCTTTTAACCGAAAGTTTTGCAAAACGTCAATTTGAAGCAGCTCATGATCTAGAATTAACCAAGGAACAAAGAAAAGAGGCAGTAGATTTACTTGCAAAACAACTGCAACAAGAATTAGCACTTATTCAGATTGCTCGAGAGCAACGTTTATTTCAAGCCAGACAGTTCTTGTATTCAGAAGTTGATGCCATTAAGGAAAGGTATCGTATTGAACGGGAACAGATTGCATTAACTACTAAGGATGAGGAAGAGCGACGGGAACGTCTATCTTTATCTAAGGCGCAAGAACGTCTAGAGATTCTAGATAAGGCTTTTCAATCTAGTAAAAATTGGGATCAGACTAAAGCTGATATGACGGGTAATAGTCAACAATACCAGCTAAACCAATCACGTACTGATCGGAGGGCTCAATCTTTAAATTTAGCAAATACTCAAGTAGCTGCACTCGATATTCAAGCTAAAGATCCAAATGCAGATATGGTGGCTCTGAATGCACAACGTGAACAAATCATGAAAGAACACTTTGAGCGATTAAAGATGATTGAATCAACTTATCAGAACGATTCATTGAATCTACAGTTATCACAAGCTCAAGCGGTGACTGGTGCATTTACAGGAATGTTTGGTGCAATTCTAGGAGAATCATCAACGGCTTATAAAACTTTATTTGCAACTCAAAAGGCCTTTGCTTTGGCTCAAGCTGGTATGAATGTTTGGAAAGCTGCATCTGATGCATATGCAAATGCCCAAGGTACCGTTTGGAACAAATTGGCTGAGGCTGCAATAGCAACTGCTAAATCAAGTAGTTTTATTACATTAATCCAAGCTGCAACGCCGCAAGGTTTTGCGGATGGTGGTTATACAGGTAATGGACTTAAACACACTCCAGCAGGGATTGTGCATAAAGGTGAGGTTGTTTGGTCGCAAGATGATATCAAACGCTGGGGTGGTGTTAGCGTTGTTGAAAGCATGCGTCAAAGTAAACCAAGTGGTTATGCAAATGGAGGATATGTTTCTAATAATACTAGTGAAGCTATAGCAGCCCGACGGGAGGCACGACAATTTGATGCGATTAATTCAAATCAAACACAAAGCAGTTCGAGTCAAGTTCCAATCAATGTTTATGTAACAGTTAATCCGGATGGATCAAGCAAAACTGATACCCAAAATGACTCTAAGCAGCTTGGGCAATTGATCGGCAATGCTGTTAGAACGATTATCCGGCAAGAGCAACGACAAGGGGGATTGTTGAGTAAGTAATAAATATTTTAGTCGAAGAAAAACCATGATTAAAAATCATGGTTTTTTTATTTTCAGTGAAAACATTTAAAAATTAACAAGGACTTAAATAGTTATGACTCATGTTCAAAATAAACTTGGAAAAATTACTATTGGATGTATGATGAACCAATTTAACAATAGTGGTTTTGAGACAATGAAGATTACATCTTTGGGGTTGGAAAATGTTGGCGGGATTTCAAACTTAAATCTGGAAAACCTCAACCCTCAAATGAACATTATTTGTGGTGAAAATGGGGTTGGGAAAACTAATATTTTAGACTCTATTGCATCTTGGTTTTCTGAGAATGATAAAAATACACTTAAAAAGAAAGTTGGTAGTGATAAAGGTAAAATTCTTGTTATTACAGATAACTTGGGCAGTAATCATTATGAAATCTCAATTGATAAGTTTGATCCTGAACAATATGACAGCTATTTAAATAATCAAAACTATGGCAATGTTAAGAAAAGCCTTTTATATTTAAAGACAAACAGAGGGATTGATTACAAGAAGATTTCCTCAATTCAAGCTGACCCTGATATTGAACATCGTGCTAGATATAATGCCACAGGTATAAACAATGACGACATAAAAGACTGGCTTCTGAATCGAATACTGCATAGTGGGCATGAAAAACATTTATCTGAAATACAGTTAAAAAACCTTGAATTTGCTAAAGAGAGTTTTAGTCTTCTTAATCCAGACTTCAAATATAGTCGATTAAACACCAGTAATGAGTTATTTGTTAACACGCCTACAGGTGAAATATATTTTGAGTATTTATCGTCAGGATTTAAATCAATAATTTACATCTTGCTAGGGATTATCAAGGAAATTGATTATCGACTAAAACACGATGATACAGCGGCACGCGACTATAATGGAATCATTTTAATTGATGAAATTGAATTACATCTTCATCCTGAGTGGCAAGGACGGATATGTGAGGTCTTAAAAGTCGCTTTTCCAAATGCTCAGTTTTTTATTTCTACTCATAGTCCTCATGTGGTTCAAACTGCTCTCAAAGGTGAAGTTGTTGCTTTGGAGCGTAAAGATGGCAATGTTGGAAGGCGAGAATTACCTGAGTCTCAGTATGGCTACCAAGGTTGGACGGTTGAGGAAATTCTTGAAGATGTGATGGGCATGGTTGATTTAAGGACTCAAAAATATAAGGAAATAAAAGGGCGCTTTGATAAAGCACTTGAAGATAAAGACCGTAACGCTGCTCATATAGCTTATGAAGAACTTGACAAAATGCTTCACCCTCAATATCCATTACGTCCTGTTTTTAGAATGCAACTTGATAGTCTTGGAGAATAATCCATGATTAAGTTGCAAAGAGGTGTCAGACCTACTTATTTGAGTGATCAGAAAGTTCAAGAGCTCACAGATATATTTAAAGCAGATAAAAATAAGACTGTTTGGAAGCAAGAATCAATAGGTGAGTCTTTATTGACCAGTTCATCCTTCAAATGCGCATATTGTGAATGTAAATTACAAATTGAAGATTCATACATGCAAGTCGAGCATTTTAAGGATAAGGATACTTATCCTGATGATGTTGTAGACTGGGAAAATTTACTACCATCTTGTGGACGTTGTAATCGGAAAAAATGGACATTAGATGTTATAACCAATCCAATTGTTAATCCATATATTGACGAGCCAAAGGTGCACTTATGTCAAGAGTCATTTAGGCTTTATGGGAAGGATGAAAAAGGCAAGACTACTGTTAAAAAGTTGTTTTTGAATGATGATGATCGTGTGGTTTTACCAAGATTTTTAGTTTGTAATGAATTGAATCGACAATTATCAATAGCTGCCTCAAGTTTTACCGACATTGATAATTCAAGAGATTCAATGTCCACCATATTGTCTTCTTGTCAATCGGATAAGCCATATTCAGCATTTTTGGCCACTACTTTGCATACAAACCAAGATTACTTATACATCAAAAAACATCTTGAAGACTGTCAGATGTGGGATCATGATCTTGAAGCCTTGCATCAATTGTCTCTGAAATTGGTATTAGATCAACGCTAACTATTAATCCTAATAAGAAAACCTCGCTAAATGCGAGGTTTAATTTTTTAAATCATTGAAATAAAAATTTTTAGGAGGTTTGCTTTCAAATGAGCAACCAAAAATTTGACTGGCCAAGTGACTTGGACGGTAACTCCAACACTCAGAACTTCAATGTTCTGACTTCAAAGTTTGGTGATGGGTATGAGCAAAATGTCTCAATAGGAATCAATAACCGAACAGGTACTTGGCAATATTCACGGACAGCAAAAAAAGCCGAAATTATGCAAATCAAAGCATTCTTTGATGACCATAAAGGAGCTGACTCGTTTCTTTGGGATTCACCTTTAGACGGTGAGGTCCGAGTAAAAACAGGTGAATATCAACCCCGTTGTTTAGGTGGTGATGTTTGGCAAATCTCAACGACATTCACCCAAGTTTTTTACCCCTGATGACTCTTAACTTTTGACCATCAATGCCCTACTATCAAATGGCTGAATTTTCAGCGATTAATGCATGAGGTTAAAATGAGAGACGGAATTTACTTTGTGAAATTCAAAAGCACTATCCAAGATTTTGGTGAGGGTACGGTGGTGGTAAAAGATGGAGTGGTCAATGGTGGAGATTATGGATTTACATACCGTGGCAGGGTTGAAAACAATCTTCTCAAATTAAATGCAAAACAACATGATAGGAATGTTGTATCTGTATTTGGTGATATCAGTGATTACGAATTAATTTTAGAGGTTAAACCTACTGATACTGGCTATGATTTAGTTGGTAATACTGAAGCAATACCAGGTGTAGTTATTCAAGTAAAAGCTAAATTTATTGGTGATCAATTAGCTTAAATTATCCATTCTCAACAAAAGGACGCATTTGCGTCCTTTTTTATCATCCAAAGGAAATCAAAATGAAGCATTTTTCAACCGATATATTCATTAAGCTATGTGTAAAATATACAGGTAAAAGCAAGCAAGATCTTGCTAAAAAGTGGGGGCTTTACTACTTCTTGACCCGATCAAAAACAAAAGCCTATTGGTATACAATTTTCTCCTAATGTCGTGACCTCATGCAAGAAACTACGGCATGCACACAAGACGGAGTTGTGCCCGTCACCTAATTCTTAATAATTTCCATGCCCCACTCGCTGGGGCTTTTTTATGCGAGTAAGAAAATGACAATTCAAACAGTAAATCTAGGTACGGCACCGACTGGCGCAGGTGGCGACACATTCCGTTCAACTGGCGCAAAAGTTAATGAAAACTTCACAAATAATACCCATGCAGCTAGTCGTTATGTAGGTACTGCTGCTGGAAATCTAATGGAAGTCGGTGCATTTGGAGTTGGAAAGTCAATTCGATTAGGTAGTCAAAAATTATCAACATTGAGAGGAAATGGTAATGCCTTTTATTGGCAAAATAATGGTAATAATATTTCAAGTGCTGGAGACTATCCAGAAAACAATTCTCAGGCAATTATTAATTTAGATGTTAACGATTCAACTGATGCTTGTGCGCAATTAAGCATAACGCATAACTCCGATTTTTATGTCAGGTCTGTAAACTGGAATGTAAATACGTTTCAGCCGTGGCGTAAAATTTTGTCGTCAAAAAATACAACAGTGGATGCAAATGGTTTCATCAAGTCAGCATCTCCGATTGTTAAGCTATTTGCAGATAAAATTGAACCTAACGATGAAGCCGCTGAACAACCTCTTGCTTTTGAGAAGTTGGGTATTGGTCATTATTTAGTTAAAGGTTCTTCTGGATTCGCTAAAGAAGGCTGGTGGATTGAAATTCCTACAGACACTCATGGCAATAAGATTTGTGCAGTTGAATATCAGACATTGGAAAATGGTGATCTTGAAATTAAGACATTCAAGAAAAAGCTAAATGATGAGGGCGATATTGTTGCGAATCTCGATGCACCAATTGATATCCCAAATAACGCAAACGGTGAGCCGCGCTGGATTGATATTCGTTTAAACAGTATCAAGAAGACAATCGTCAGAAAAATTCCACGTACTGAAAAACAACCGCGTATGGTCCAGCAAGTAAAATATGCACCGCAATTGACCTATATCACTAAATACGAAGATTTATTTGATGATGAAGGAAAAGCTGTAATTGTGGATGGCAAGAATTATAAAAAGCCAGTAACTCACATTCAAACTGATCAAAACGGTACGCCTATTTTGTCGAATCAACCAGTCATTAATGAAAATGGTGAGCCAGTTTTTGAATGGGTTCAAGCAGTTGATAGTGATGGAAATCCTGTTTTTGACGAGGTGCCAGTCTTAGACAAAGATGGAAATCCAATCTATGACGAGGTGACTTATGACCCTGAATAGTGATTTCCAGAAGCTGTATGTTGATGGATTAATTCATTTGTATGAACTAGATGCCAGCAGCTTAGGTGCTGGCATCTTGCGTTTTCACGGGCATATTTCTTTTCAAGATTGGGAAAAAATTTACTCATCCATTGGATCTGAAGGATTGATCGGTGCCGATTCTGGCAGCATTGGAAAGATATTCGATGTTGGTGACCAGAAGGTATGGAACCGCAATATTATTTGGCAAGGACAAGTTTTTGAGCCGATGGCACTTGAAGTATCTGGGCTTGAAATGCGTTCAGATGGTAAAGCTTCAGCGCCAACTTTAAGCATGGCCAACAATATCAACGGCATTCAAAATGCTGTGTCTGCTTACTGTTTGCAGTTTAAAGACTTTGCTGGTGCAAAACTTAAAGTCATTACCACCCTTGCTAAATACTTAGATGCTGAAAACTTTACAAAAGGCAATCCAACTGCTTCGAATGAAGCTAAAGAACAAATCTGGTACATCGAGCAAAAGACATCTGAAAATGCACAACAAGTGACTTTCGAGCTCTCCAATCCAATCGATTTTGAAGGGTTGAAAATTCCTGTTCGCCAAATTACATCATTATGCCATTGGTGCATGATGGGGAAGTATCGGGGCGAAGAATGTGGTTACACAGGTGTTGCAATGTTCACTGATAAAGGTGAGCCAACTGATAATCCAGCACTTGATCGATGCGGTGGACTTCTGCGGTCTTGCCGCTTGCGGTTCGGTGAGAATAAGCCATTGCCTTTCGGTGGTTTTCCGGCTTCAAGTTTATTATGAGGTCTTATGAAACTTACAGCGAAACTAAAAAAAGCAATCATGGCGCATGCTGATGAATGCTATCCGCTTGAATGCTGTGGTGTGATTATTGACAAGCAATATATTGCTTGTCGAAATATTGCCGAACAATCTGATCAATTTGAAATTCATCCCGAGGATTTGGCAAGTGCTGAAGATCAAGGCGAAATCTTAGCTTATGTGCACTCTCATCCAGATGGCACTACACGCGCATCGGAACTAGACTTAATTCAGATTGAGTTACATCAAAAGCCGTGGGTAATTTGTTCATATCCGGATCTAGATTTTCAAGTTTATGAACCTTGTGGTTATCGCGCCCCTTTAGTGGGGCGTAATTATATTCATCATTATCAGGACTGTTATGCACTAGTCCGTGACTTTTATGATCGTGAGCTAGGTATTAAGTTGCCAGACTTTGAACGAAAGGATGGCTGGTGGGAAGACAAAGATCATCCGTCAATATTGGTTGATAACTTTCCGAAGGCCGGATTTTATGAAGTTGATACACCGCAATATGGAGATATGTTGATTTGCCGAGTACCTCGAACTGAACATCCAAATCATTGCATCATTTGGCTGGGAGATAATGCAAATTTAAAGTCAGAAGAAACTGAGCCTTGTATTGGCAATACCTTAATTTTGCATCAACTTCATGACCGTAAATCTATTCGTGAAATCTACGGACAGCAATGGTCAACAAGAACGGTAAAAATCTTGAGGCATAGAGATGTTAAAAACAATTAGGTTGTACGGCATCTTGGGGCAAAAGTTCGGTCGTGAATTTAAGCTCGATGTCGCAAATACTCGCGAAGCCATGCGTGCATTATCTATTCAGATCGCTGGCTTTGAACACTTTATGTTGCATGCACATGAGCAGGGCCTACGCTTTGCCGTATTTTTAAAATCAAAGAACTCAAGTAATAAGCGAGGCAAGAAACGCCCAGCAATTTATGACCATGAAACCAAGCGTGTAATCACTGGTGACAATATTGGTGAAGAGCAGCTAGACATGAATACTGAAGCTGAGGTTATTCATATTGTTCCACGTGTAGTTGGTGCAGGCGGTAATGGAATATTACAGACTGTATTAGGTGCTGTGATGGTCGTGGTGGGGGTTTTAGTAACTGTAGGCACATTGGGCGGTGGAGCCCCACTAGGAGCTGCTCTGATTGGCTCTGGTATTGGAATGATGCTTGGTGGTGTGGCTATGATGCTTATGCCGAAGGTTGATACGACTCAAGATCAAAACCAAGACGGCAATAGAGCAAATAAGGGCTTTGGCGGAGCCGTAACAACGGTTGCACAAGGTAATCCTGTTCCAATTCTTTATGGTCAACGGGAAATCGGCGGCTTCATTGTGAGCGCAGGTCAATATCCTGAAGATCAGATGTAGATTTTAATTAACAGGCGCTTTCTAGCGCCTTTTTTATTGCGTGAGATTTCTTATGAATGCAGTAGTAGGCGCAAAAAAGGGAAGTAAAAAACAACGGCAACCTGTCATTTCACCAGATTCTGCTCAATCGAAAACCTTTATCAAGGTTCTATATGGTTTAGCTGAAGGCGAGATTGAAGGTTTAGCTAATGGGCTTCAGTCAATTTATTTAGAAGAAACTCCACTTCAGAATGCAGATGGAAGCCTTAACTTTGAAAATGTAAAAGTTGATTTTAGAAATGGTACTAATGATCAGGAATACATTGAGGGTTTTCCTGCAGTAGAAAGTGAAACTGCCATCGATGTGGAGTTAAAGTCTGAAACGCCGTGGGTTCGAGCTTTTAGTAATCTTGATCTCGATGCTGTTCGTCTGCGCTTAAAATGGGGACCTTTACGTACTCAGAATGCTACAAATGGTGACGTATCTGGCGTAACAATCGAATACGCAATTGATTTACAGATTGATGGTGGTGTCTGGACTGAAGTACTAAAAACCAAAATTTCAGATAAAACATCTGCAAATTATGAACGTGCTCATCGGATTGATTTACCTCGAGCTGACTCAGGTTGGCTAATTCGAGTTCGCAGACTTACTCCGAACTCAACTTCAGAGTATGTCAGCGACAAGATGTATATTGAAGCAGTGACTGAAGTCATTGATGCAAAATTATGTTACCCAAATACTGCTTTGCTTGGCCTTCAATATGATGCAGAGACTTTTGGAAACGTTGCTAAAGTTGCCGCAGATACAAAGGGAAAAATTCTAAAGGTTCCTACTAACTACAATCCAGCTACACGACAATATGTTGGGATGTGGGACGGTACTTTCAAAGAGGCTTATTCCAATAACCCAGCATGGATCTATTATGACATCTGTACAGTTGATCGCTATGCGCTGGGTGATCGTTTAACCCCACTCATGGTTGATAAGTGGTCTTTATATCGCTTGGCACAATACTGTGACCAAATGGTACCGAACGGATTAGGCGGTCAAGAACCACGCTTTACATGTAATGTTTATCTTCAGAGTGCCGAAGGTGCATTTGAGATTTTAACTAAGTTAGCTGGTGTATTCCGTGCGATAACGTTTTGGGATGGCAATAGCATTATTTGTGATGCGGATATTCCCCAAGATACGTATTTCACTTATACACGTGCCAATGTTATTGAAGGTAATTTTGAGTACGCGGGAACCCGTGCTCGAGATAGACATAATGTCGTGAAAGTTGCTTGGGATAATCCTGCGAATCACTATAAAACAGAATATGAATTTGTTCGTGATGAAAAGGCGATTACTGAAGCTGGCCAAGTTCGTATTCTTGAGCTTGACGCATGGGGATGCACTTCGCGTGGGCAAGCGCAGCGAGCAGGCTGGTGGGCTTTAAAGTCTGAGCAATTAGAAACTCGGACCGTTAGTTTTAAAGTTGGTTTGGATGGCCATATTCCACAGCCGGGAAGAGTTATTGATATTGCAGATCCATTGTTTGCTGGTCGAGCAAACGGTGGACGTGTATCTAAAATATCAGCTGATCGTAAAAGCATTACGCTAGATCGTGATGATGTTGTGGCAGTTGCTGGTGACCGACTCATTATTAATGGCGAGGATGGTAAAGCTCAAACACGAATAGTTCAATCGATCTCAGGCCGTGTTGTTACAGTAACTCATGAGTTTGATGCTATTGCAGTTCAAAACGTGTGGGTAATGGATGCTCAAGACTTGGCAACAATGAAGTTTCGAGTGATTTCTATTACCCAAGATGAGCATCATCAATTTTCAGTGACTGCACTTCAATATAACCCAGCCAAGTTTGATGCGATCGATAAAGGTGCTTATTTTGATGAGGTTCCGATTTCGATTGTGAACCCAACAATTCAAGAACCAGTTTCAAATATTGTTATTACAAGCGAAGATCGGGTGGATCAAGGTATTAATGTTGCCACCATGGTTGTGTCTTGGACGCAAGCAAAAGGTGCGGTTAAGTATCTGGTTGAATGGCGGAAAGATGATGGTAGCTGGATTAAGCTTCCAGTAACCGGCAATAACTCAGTCGAAGTACCAGGTATTTATGCGGGTCAATATCAAGCACGAGTAACAGCGATTTCAGCATTTGAGATTGCTTCTTTACCAGTTTATTCAACTTTGACTGAACTCTCTGGAAAGCAAGGTTTACCTCCAAAATTGGCATTTATCCAAGCGACAGGAATCTTATTCGGTATAAAACTTGATTGGGGTTTTCCTGCAACTGGCGCACTTGATACGGCTTATACCGAGATTCAAGTTTCACCAGATGGAACAAGCAACATTGCTCAATTGGGCTTATTCGCTTATCCGACATCGACTCATACGATTCAAGGCTTACAGCCAAATCTTACGCAATTTTATAGAGGGCGTTTGATTGATAGGATCGGAAATATTGGGCCGTGGTCAAACTGGACTAGTGCGACAACTTCTGCCGATGCAACAGATGTTCTTGAGCTTTTAAATGATCAAATCAGTGAGTCTCAGCTCAACCAGGATCTTAAAACCAAGATTGATCATATTGAGACTATTGATGCTGAAATAGGTCCACTTAAGCAAGATATTCAGAATACGAAAGATCGGATTGCACAAGAAGTCATTGATCGTCAAAACGCTATTCAGCAAGCTTCAGATGGCCTTTCACAGCAAATTATTGATGGTGATGAAGGTGTTCTTGAAGTTGTAAATACTGTTAAACAGTCAAGTGATGATGGTCTTGCGGCGGTTCAGGAAGATATTCGTGTTGTTGCAAATGATCTTTCATTAGTTGCTGAAAAAACCGATGGTGTATATGCACAGTTAAATCCACCTTTGATTGGATCTGAGTCTGATTTGATCGGTAATGATCAAGGTTTTGCTGGCACATGGTCTGTTCAATCGGCAATGATCGAAGGAGACTTGGCACTTAGTAAGCGCATTGATACAACCGTTGTTGAAGTAAATGATTTACGTGCGTACGCTCAGCAAGAGGTTCAAGCTCGAATTGAGGGCGATAAAGTAACAGTTCAAAAGATTGATACTTATATTGCTAGCAATGACAGTGCCTTAGCGACGGTACGCCAATCTGCACAAGTTGCAGTTGATAAGTCAGCTGCAAATGCTGAAGCAATTGATTCAATTAATCTTGAGCTTGATGATAAAGCTTCAACGGGACAATTGACGCAAGTTAAGTCTGATATTAAGAATGTAGATGACAAAGTTATTGCCCAAACTACAAGGATTGATGGAGTTTACGCGCAAATCAATCCTCCGTTGATCGGGTCAGAATCTGACTTAATCGGAAATGAAGGAGGTTATGCAGGCGTATGGTCAGAGCAATCTGCACGTATTGAAGGCGATTTGGCTCAATCTAAACGTACAGATCAAGTGTCTGCACAATTGAATGACAGCAATGCTTTGTTTCAGCAACAAATCAATGCAAATGCTAGTGCTATTTCTTCAACGATAAAAGTAACGGAAACGTTGCAAACAAAAGTCGGTGAGAATAGTGCGTCTATTCAAAATGTCAGTGAAAGTGTTGATGGCATCTATGCTCAGCAGTTTACTAAGTTCGATGTAAATGGCCATGTTTCTGGTCATGGATCAATGAATGATGGTACGACTTCAACTTTCATATTCAATTATGATGCAATTCAGTTTGGTACGCCTGTCGGTGTTGATGATGTAGAACCTAAACCATTAATGACACTGCAAAATACTCCAGTTACTTTGCCAAACGGTACTGTTATTCCGCGTGGATTGTATGTCGACAATGGTAGTTTTGGATATATCAATGCGAATAGGATCTGGGCAGAAAACTTAAGTGTTATTAGCGCTGATCTAGGTTCAATTAAAGTTAAAAATGCAAATATTGATGATGGTGCAATTAGCACCCTTAAAATCCAGGATGAAGCAGTAACTGTTCCAATAGGCGTAACCTTCCCATCAAACTCAAATATTCCTGATTTTGATAATCAGCTTGTAGATGAATCTTCTATCAATGCTTGGTTTACATGGTCAAATGGAAAGGTTGCATCAGTTACTATGGCAAGATCTGGAGGAAAGGCCCTCATCAGCGGGGGTATAATGTTAAAACAATTTATGGTTCTAACTTCTATTAATGGAAATACAACCAGAGCTGATTTGGCTTCTTTAATTAGCCTAATTGTTGGTGTTTATAGAAACGGAACCGAGATTGCCCGGCATTACTTTGCCCCATCCAATACACAAAATAATATTTTGTACTTCAGTGGCTCTTATACGTTACCCCCAACTATTGATAATGCATTTTCAGGCAGTGCTGAATATAGCCTTAGAGTTGCGATCGGCAGAAATACCACTTCAGTAAACAACGTTAAAGCCTCCTACTTTAAAGATGCATCAAATCAAGCTGCATTGCCTTTTGAATTAACGAGTAGAACATTAACGGTAATTGAGTTGAAAAAATGACAGCTATAGTTTCAAAACATGGTGAGTTGTTGTTTCAGATATCTGGCAACGACGAGACTATTCAATTAAATACCCCTGAAGATTGTTTTGCAGTTGAAGATCCACCCAAGGCGAATATGTACCATAGCAATGGAAAGTGGAAAGAGATTCCTCAACAACCTTCTGAACATCATATATTTGATTTCAAAGATAAAGAATGGGTAGATCCTCGAACTCTAGATCAGGTTAAGGAGCATAAATGGCTTGAGATAAAACAAATTAGAGAAACCACCGAATTCGGTGGTTTTTCATTTAATGGATATAAATTTGATTCAGATGAAAAGTCTCAGAGCCGCATTATTGCAGCAAGTGCATTAGGCGTAGAGGTTGAATGGACATTATTCAACAATACCGTTATCACATTATCAGGGGAGGAATTAAAAAAGTTAAGACAAGCATTGGCAGAGCATGTATCTATGTGTCATGCAAGAAGCAGAAAAGCTAGAGAGAGTATTGCGCTGGCTAAAACGAAAGCTGAAGTAGATAAGATCAGTTTTTAATATTAACGAGACATTTTATAGCACCTAATTCGGGTGCTTTTTTATTGCCTAAACGAAAGGGGGAAGGCATGACTGAAAATGAATCATACGGGTTGAGATTTGAAAAGAAAATCGACTCCATTCAAAGTGATATTCGCATGTTGTCAGATCATGTTACTCGACTGACTTTCATTAATGAAGCGCACAAAGAGACTAGCGAACAGAACAAAAAGGATATCGATACATTGGATATCAAAGTCGCCAATTTAGAAAACCGCACAGCAGCGCAAGATGGTGGAATTTCTGTGCTGCGTGTATTGCTGGGAATATTTGCAGGCATCGTATTTTCATTGTGTGCGTGGGTTGGATCTTCAATTATTCAATTAAGCCAAGACCAGTCTTTAATTAAAGAGAAAGTATCACGATTGGAGGAAGCAAAAAGATGAACAGTGAAAATACTCGAGCATATCTAGCTTTCGCATTGGTGGGATTAATGTTTGTTTTAGTGATTGCTTTATTTTTTGTGGATATGCCCCGAGAAAATAGCAATCTGATTAATACAGCATTGGGCTTCATTGCAGGGGCTATGACAACTGCATGTGGCTTTTATTTTGGTAGCTCTGAATTAGAGAAAAAGAAAGGTGAATCCAATGACAACTAAACCATTCTTCGACGCCGCCCGTGTCATTGCAGGTGGTAAACTAACGCAAGCACAAGTAGATGATTTAAATAAAGTGGTCGAAAAACTTGCACCAAGTGGGAAAACGACAAGTGATGTTGGAGTGGAACTAATTTCAGGCTTCGAAGATACGCGCTTTAAAGCTTATGATGATGGTGTGGGTATCTGGACTATTGGAACTGGCACTACAGTTTATCCAAATGGTGTGAAGGTTAAGCAAGGTGATACTTGCACACCTGAACAAGCTAAAGCTTACTTTAAACACGACTTGGCCAAATTTGAAAAAACAGTAAATGAATCTGTGACAGTGCCCCTAAATCAAAATCAGTTTGATGCTTTGGTTTCTCTGACTTACAACATTGGCGCAGGTGCTTTAAAGAATTCAACCTTATTAAAAAAACTGAATAAAGGTGACTATCAAGGCGCTGCTGACCAATTCCTTGTCTGGAACAAAGCAGGTGGCAAGGTTATGAAGGGCCTAGTTCGTCGCCGAGAAGCAGAGCGAGCACTCTTTTTAAAGAAGTAACTTATATGTGTCAGCGTACTAAAATTGCATCGATCATCACATTGCTGTGCCTCCTTTTCTCAGGTTGCACAGCTCACACTATTAATAGTAATGTGAATGTCTCGATTTGTGTAAGGGCTTTGTGATGTCGCAAGTCATGATCATGGTTTCGGAAGCGGGCAGAATGGAGAATACTTGCAATCTACCCGCTGATTTAGATAAGAACGGGAATGTTCTTAAAATCTATGACTACTCATTAAAAGAGTTGACCATTAATTTAGATGGCACTGTGACTTACAATGGCAAAAGATGGACCTTTGATAAGAAGCAAAACTTTTAGTCTTTCCAGCTATCTACAATATCAGCCCAGTCTTGCATCATTTTCCGTCTAGCCTCTAAGTGCTGCGAATGGTCGTACGATGCTTTTGTCTTGTTAGATTCAGCATGAGCAAGCTGTTTTTCTACCCAAGCTTCCTCATAGCCCTTTTCATATAGTAGGGTAGAAGCTGTAGCTCTAAAATCATGAGTGGTAACGCCTTTTAAGCCAATATATTCAAGCATACTGTTAAGCGTTTCTTTAGCTAACATGCCATCATTTTTCTTACTGAAAATAGCAGGGAAAACTAATTCGCTATCACCAGAGATTGTATATTGACGCTTAAGTACTTCATATACTTGGTCAGATATAGGGAGAATATGGATTCTGGATTTTTTCATTGCCTCTTCTGGAAATCTAATAAGTCGTGTATCAAACTCGACCCATTTCCATTGCATTTTTCTAATTTCAATTGCCCGAAGCATTGTATATAAGAGAATGAAGCCAGCATTCTTAACAGTCTCTGTTCCATTGTATTTAGGCAATTGAGTTCTTGTCTTTTTTCTTTCTTCTTTAGTTAAGGCTCTTGCATGTTTTACACGAGGTCGCTTGATAACATCGCGTACAGCATAAGTAGGGTCGTTCTCAAGCCTTAAAGTAGCAATTGCATAACGAGTTACAGCACCAATGAATCTTCGATTTTGTAAAGCAGCAGATTCACCCGTCATTTTTCCATTGGTTTCTTTAGTAACACGATTAATCGTATTATTTAAAATCTTCAATACGTCAGCCGCAGTCACATCTTTAATATTTTTTTTGCCAATAACTGGGCATATATCTTTTTCTAAAGCAGTATCGAACTTCTCTTGATAAATTTCAGACTTCAACGTCATACGTTTTTCTTTAAATTCGGCTGCAATAGCGTTGAATGTATTTTTTCCTTCTTCTAATGCCTTGGCCTTATTATTTTGTCTATCTTCTACTGGGTGTATGCCTTTGGCTAATTTTGCTCGCATTTCATCCTTTAAGATTCTAGCGTCTGCCAAAGTAATAGCCGGGTATTCGCCAAGACTCATAGAAGATTCTTTACCATTAAAAACAAACTTAAACCGCCAAACTTTAGCTCCTGAAGGACGAACTTCTATGTAAAGTCTATCTGCATCCAATATTCTGTAGACTTTTTCTTTAGGTTTTAGTGCTTTAATCTTTAGGTCGGAAAGTTTTGCAGAGGCCATGAGGTAAGGGTAAGTAGTTTGTTACCCGCATTATTACCCGTTTTTTTCGAGGATGTAAACAAACTAAAAGGAACTAATAAGAACAACAACTTTTATAATTCAAAAACTTAGCCTTAAAAAAGGAACTATAGAGAATTAAAATAAACATCGACACTTATTATTCTTTACTACTGTTGCTTTCGCCATAATTCAAACTTCCACAATTGTCCCTATTGTGCCGTAAACTGATGCCAAGGTGAAGTTTTTTCCCACATATCAATATTTCGCCTCGTGTATAACTTTTGCTAAAATAGGTGCACAATACAATTAGAGTACTAGCGGATGTCTAAAACGCGTGTAATTTATCCTGGAACATTTGACCCTATCACAAATGGGCACGTTGATTTAGTTACTAGAGCATCAAGAATGTTTGATGAGGTCGTAGTAGCGATTGCAATTGGACATCATAAAAATCCTTTGTTCAGTCTAGAAGAGAGAGTTGCACTGGCACAGTCATCATTAGGCCATCTATCAAATGTTGAATTTGTAGGTTTTGATGGTTTATTGGTTAATTTTTTCAAAGAACAAAAGGCTACAGCAGTACTTCGTGGTTTAAGAGCAGTATCTGATTTTGAATATGAGTTTCAATTGGCTAATATGAATCGCCAGTTGGACCCACATTTTGAAGCCGTGTTTTTAACACCTTCGGAACAGTATTCTTTTATTTCTTCGACGTTGATCCGAGAAATTGCACGTTTGAAAGGGGATGTAACCAAGTTTGTTCCGCAAGCTGTGGTTGAAGCTTTTGAACGTAAACATCAACAAGGTTGGTAAAGTGTCGTTATATATCACCGATGAGTGCATAAACTGTGATGTTTGTGAACCAGTTTGCCCAAATGAAGCTATTTTTATGGGTGAAGTGATTTATGAAATTAATCCAGATTTATGTACCGAGTGCGTTGGTCACCATGATCAGCCACAATGTCAATTATTTTGTCCAGTCGACTGTATTCCTAAAGATCCGCAGCATGAGGAAACGGAAGAACAGCTATTAGACAAATATAAAAGATTAATTGCTCAAAAAAGCACAAGCAATTAG